GTATGTAAAGTCTTGTCTAACCCCTGAATTGTTGATTACATAAACTGTTGCTTCAACATCAATGCTTTCAATCATGCGTTGCAACAAATCAAACCTATTGAGAACAGGCACAATTAGTTTCATGCGATAGATAACTTTTTGATTAGTGGCTTCCAACCTTCTTGATAAACCTTATCTGCATCATAATTCTTAGCAAAAGCAACAGTGTCAATGAACTCTTTGCGACCTCTTTGGTAAGCCTGCTCAAGAGCATCCGCAATCGCCTGCACATTCGGAATATTAAACCAAGTATGCTGACCGGCATCCCATAAAGGCTGACCATTCACCAAGAAAGAATCGGCAGAAGCAAGCTCGGCAGAAGCAGCAAAGTTAGAAGTAATAATCGGCACACCACAGGCCTGTGCTTCCATCTGCGGAACACCAAAACCCTCACCATAATTAGTAAACAAACCAACATCCCAGCCCGAATAAATTGCAGCTAGAGTCTCCTGGCTAATTCCATACTGATAAGCAATCGGATCAACAAACTTTACCTTCTCCTGCGGAACGCCACAAGCAGCAAGAATGTTAGGCAACACAAACCCCGACTGCTTACCATAAGGCTCAGTATGTAGATAAAGCATCACATCATCATGCTTCTGAGCAAAGATAGCGAAAGCAAGGAAGTTCTCAGCAACAGCCTTCCTATGAATAAAGCCACCAGCCTTATTAGCAAAGTTCATGCCAACAATAAACTTGTCCTCACCGCCACAAAACTCACGCCCAGAAATACCTTCAGGTAAATCCTTAGTCGGCTTAAAAACTTTAGTATCAATCGCATGCGGAATATACTCAGACTCCAAACCTGCGTTCTCAATCATGGCTTTACCAAACTTAGACATAGCGATAGGAGTCACATTAGGTTTCCTCAACCACTTCAACACATTCTCAGGGGCAGGCTGATGATCTATCGGAACCCAAGAAGCAATCGGCAAATTATCTAGAGCAGGATTTTGAAAGACCCAAACGTCATATAGGGTCACCATGAACGCAGAAAGTTTCGAGTGCTCAGCCTTCCAATGAGCAAAGTGCAAAGGCATAACATCATCAGAATATTGAGTCATTCCCCTGGAATAATGCGGAATCAAACCTGCACCCGTTTCGATAGTAGAGTTCACACCCTCACCACCATAATTCGACAGCATCGCAACCTTATGGCCATCACGAACAAGGCGTTCAATAACCTGTTTCGATTGAGTGCCATAACCAGTTGGCTGATTAAGAGAGTTTGAATACCATGCGATAGCAGCTTTAGAAGTCATGCCTAAATCCTAATAGAAAAACCCCCCAAACCTTGTGAGTTTGAGGGGCTTTCCTAAAATGGACAGGCTATTAGCTTGCTCCACCCTTGAACTTCTTGATGTTTGAAGTCTGCACAAGTGCACCGTCAATTCTCCAAGTTGCTCTCCAAGTAGCCAAGTCGTTTCCGAAGGCATAGTCATCAGAGCGGTCAACCTGAAGGCCACCAGCGTTACGAATGTATAGAGACTTTAGATCTCCAACAGCAACAGAGTTAGCACCAACAGCAGGAGATGGCATTGAAGGAGTTTCAATAACCTGAACACCAAGGATAAGGTCACGCTTGTCCTGGCCTAGACCAATGTCGAACAAGTAACGACCATAAGAGTCCTTGAGCTTACGCAATGCTGCAATAGAAGTGCTGTTTGCTAGCAGAGCGAAAGTAGGCTTTGAACGAAGTGCACCATCAAGGCTGTAAACAAGGTCAACAATATTGTCCGCGGTGAAAGCACCTGACACACCAGTTGAACCAGTAACACCAGTACCTGCAACAGGTAGGAAACCAGTAGGCTCTACAGTTCCAGTTCCGTTGATTAGCTTGTTACCGATTGCGTTTCCGAATGCGTTACCGAACTGGTCAGCCAAGAAACCAACAATATCAACGCCGGCATCTAAGACCAGTTCCCTAGACAGCTGTGCGAGGGCGCTGAATTTATATGCCGATAGAGTTGTGAAAGCGTTGAAGGATGGTTCTGAAGTTCCGATTGAAACTCCCTGTCCAACGATAGTCGCGGTAGAGAATGTTGACTGTGAAGGAATCTGCAAGTTTTCACCTGAAGAAGTGTTGATTACAGTTGCGTAATCAAGTAGTGGGTTTACTAGGCGAGCAACCTTAACGATCTCGTTGTAGAACGAAGTCGGGACAGGTGCACCAGTAGAAGAACCAGTAATGCTACGGAACTCGTGACCACGAATCTCACCAGCAATCATCTTGCGAAGAATGTCGGCTTCAGTGTCAGTGACAGATGCACCAGCAAAGTTAACTGCTGCATTCTGGACAACTTCAGCAGTCTTAGCTTCACGCTGCTCTAGTTCGATTAGTTCATTTCTCTTGTTGATGTCAGCAGTTAGAGAAGCATACTTTGCCTCATCTTCACCAGACCATACGCCACCACGAGCTTCAACTGAGTCAATCAGTTCCTTAGCTTCGTGCCAAGCCTTAGCCTTAGCATCAACCTGTTTAGCAATAAATTCGCTCATTAGGTTTGTTCCTTTCAAGAACATAAATAAAAAAGGGGGTTTGTTTAGATCAGAGATAAACTCACATATCCGAATGCCAGGGGATAAACACGCCTAACAGATATAACTCTATACCACAACATATTATTCCCGATAAAAGAAAACCCCCTAGGACAAATTAGGGGGAAAGAACTAGTGTTCTTTTTTAGCTTCGAGAAAGAGAGGGAAGCAGACTAATTATACTCGCTTCATCAGCAAATCAAGTTGCTTCTTTTTCATGTCTAACACCGCAGCAGGATTAGTCACTTCAGGGTCTTGCTTTAGAACCTTACCCAAAGTGTCAGTCAGCAATTCACCCTGGCGTTCGGTCAATTCATCGCCAGACTCTAAAGCCAGCAAAGCATCAGTTAGTTCTTCAGCACTCACACCACGAATCTCGGCCAGTCTAGTTATTTTGTCTGCAAGTTCACTCATAGCTCTAACGCTAGCTGAACCTTCAGTTCCTAAATAGGCTGGAAACGCCGTTAGACTGGCCTCGTGAATGTTTACACGCTTTAGAATACGCTGATCCGGTGAAGGCCATTCATCACCATTAGCAGGCACTCGGAATCCGAAACTGAAACCGGTCACATCTCCTCTTTTGATGAGCACTGCTGCATCTCGCCCCGCGTTTGTATCAGGCAAAGAAGCCTCTACAAGCAACCCATGATTATCTTCAGACAGTTTCAAAGTTCCTGCTCTAGTGCTTCCTAAAACAGTTCCTGTATCGTGATTCCAAAGAAGTTTGATGTCATTACGAGAATTGATTGAATCTCTAAATGCTCCAGGCATAATTGTTTCAGTAAAAGGCAAAGGCTGAGAAGGGCTGTTGAATACTGCTGCATAACCTCTAAGAGTCATGCCATCACCTTCTTGGCGAATCTCAAAATCAGTCAAACCCTGTCGGCGTTCAATGCCCTTAGTGACACGCTCACCACGCTTGGCCAAAACAGCGACCTGAGTAGGGTCAATGAAACGAACAGAGTCAATCTGAATGCTAGAAGGCATGCCCATTACCTGCTCATTCATGTAACCATCTAAACCAGTCATATCACTTGCAGCTTCATCAGTCGGCTGAGCAGGGTCATGCACCTCATCAACTTCCTCAATGTCAGTTGCATAAGCGTTACGCAAATCATCGCCAATAACTGCACCTAACTGCCAGTGCCACTTCGAGAATCTATCCTGCAAGTCAGCAAGGAAGTTATAGATACCCTGCTGATTCAGATCATCTGCACAATCAAGAGTTGTAACGATTTCCTTCAACAAAATCTCGTTAGCCTTATAGATAGCCAAAGACAGTTGAACAGGGTCTCCACCAATGAAAGTTGCATCTATTTCAGTTTCAGCAACAAACTCTGGAAGCGTAAATTTAGCATCAACATCAAGTTTGCGAATGTTCTCGGCAGTCGGGTCAATAGCTGCATCATAATCCTCATAAATCTTTTGAAAGAACTTGTGATACTGAGAGAATAAGACACCCTTAACATTCCAGTGAGCACCATGAGCAAGGAACTTAGCAGACACCAAGTTAGACATTAGAGAACAAAGTTCTTGAGCCAAATATTCTTTAGTAGGCTCTAACGCTTCTTCAATGACAGGCTCAACTTCCTCACCCATGCCACGCTCACTTGTGTAGTCAATGGTCTTAGGGTCTAGAACTTCAGGAACGCCAGCCTTCTTGTAGGCTGCACGAGCTTCAGGATTGTTATCCACAGCAAATCTCACATCTTCTCCATTACCAATAAGTTCTTTAGCCACGCTACCCTTCCAATCATTAGTGCCAGCAGGCGGAATCTGGCTAGGTCGCATAATCAGTTCACGATACTGGACATTGAATTCGTCCAACTGATTCATAGTTGTCTCACGCTCAGATTCATCTCTGCCAGTGACAACATAAAGTTTCACATTCTGGTGATCTAGCCAATCAAAATAATCCTGATGCAGAGCACCATTCACGATAAGAGTGTCATCTAAGTCAGTTATGCCAACTTGAGCAACAACATCACGCTTCGCCATTTTCATTTCCTTTTCGTTTAACCCTGTAACCCATTCTTGTGCAGCCTGACCACCCCAAGAGTCAAAAGCGACTCTGCCAGGAGAAGGATATCCCTCTTCGCCAGCATTGAAACCTGTTGCTTGTTTATCTACGGAATGCCTCGCCAGATAGGAACTTATCCGATTTACAACATCAGCAGAGATATCTTTACCCGAAGCAAGTTGTTCTGCCCTAGCCCTACCAACAGCAGTAAAACCTGCACCTGCTAAACCTTCTGCAATCCACTTCAAAGCTCTTTTAGCAGTATTTTGAACCGCAACAGGAGGTGAATACATCCCAGCAGAAACGGCTCTCTCACCACCCACAGGAATATTCTCAGCAATACTCAAAGCAACCATCTGAGCAATAGCCTTCTTCTTGTCAGCGTGAGAACCTAGAACAGTGCCATCAGCTTTAACAGTATCCCAACCTTGAGCAGACTTAGAAATAAAATATGGCATTAGTCCTGCTTCTGCACAATCACTCCAAGACTATAAGTGCCAGAAGTAGTCACCGCATAAAGAGCATCACCTGGATCAAGAGTCAACTGCAAAACAACTGATGTATTTAGATGCACAGATTGACCCTGAACTAAACCACTACCACCAATCCAAATCTGTCTAGAAGCAACAGATTCAAGATTATGCAAAGTTACTCTAGTTGCATTTGTATCAGGAGCAACAACCTGAGTAACAGCAGTGCCAACAGAATAAGCAGTTTGAGTTATTGGCATTTATTATTCTCCCGTTTCATAACTGCCAGCAGGAATAGTAGTTGGATTCTGCAACTGCACAGTCGGCAAACCAGTATGACCAATAGCAGGCAAACCAAGAACCGAAAGTACTTCTTCAGGGATAAAGCCCAAAGCTATCAACTGTTGAGCCATCTTTACCTTGTTCTCCTGCTCAGTCAAACCAGCAGCAGTAATATCGACATTCGCTAGAGGAACACGCACAACATCGCCACCATCAATAGGTCGCATGTTCTCTTTACGCCTAACCTCATTCGCAGACAAAACACCATTCTGAAGCAACTTAGCGTAACCCTCAATGCGAGTCGCATAATCTCCACGCAACAAATCATCAGTAGAAAACGCTAAATACGCTGCATCAGGAAGCAAAGAACTGAAAGCATCCTCAAGTTTCGCCAACCAAGGTCGCAAAGTATGAGTCACAAAGCTAATCGCATTCTGTTCATTCGAGTTATAGGACTGAGAACCACGCTCATTCAACCCAATCAAGTTAGTTGGAACTCTAAACATGCGAGCAACATCCTCAACAGCAAGTCTGCGAGAATCAAGCATCTGAGCCTGATCGTTAGCAACCTGAGTTGGCTTGAAAGTTGCTCCACCAGACAAAATACCGGTCTTATGGGCTTTACGATAACCCTTATGGGCTCTATCAAAACTACGAGACAGATTCTCTGCCTGTTCCGCTGTCAAAGCCCCAGGATATTCAATAACACCAGAAGTCTGTGTTCCTTGCCCAAAGAAACGAGCTGCAAAGCCCTCCAAAGACATCGAAAGCCCTAGATTCTCTTTCAAAGTGTCAATAGTTGACTTACCGCGAATCTCTCCAGGCATCAAAACGCTACCAGTAATGTGCAACATGTCATCAGAAGCCAACTCCTTGTTGCCTTCATCAGCAGAAACGAAACGCTTAGTGCCATTAGCTTTACGAGAAACAGTAACCTTCATCGGGTTCAAAACCATCATCGAAAGAATCTGGCCTGTAATCGGGTCACGGAAAATACGGATAAACGCATTCCCATCCATCAACAAACTAATCATTGTTTGCTGCCAAAACGAAACGCTATTTATCATGGCATCAGGTCGAGCAACCCAAGCCGGTCTAGGGCGGTAAGGATAAGCAATACCATCTCTACGAATGTAAGTATCAACAGGCAAAGCCGAAATAGTGTCCGAAATTAGAGAAACACAAGCCCAAACGCTGTTAATCTGCAAAGCAGTCGTATAGTCAATGAAACTACCAGCCTGAGTTTCAAAGGTAGTCAGATCACCTGCACCCCAAATAGTTTGAAACGAAATAGAACGATTCTCACCGCCAGAAAGATTGCGAAGCATTACTTGCCACCCTTATCTAAAGCCAAACCAAACAACAAAACACCAACACCAAACAAAATCAGTCCAGCAGGCACATAAACCAAACCTGCACCAACAGCCACAACAGCCACACCAACAGCCTGCAAAATAGTCGCTAACACATTCATCCTTAGAACATAAAAAACTCAGGCACGATATCAGTATCTAGTTTACTCGTTGCTCTATCATATGCGATAACAAAAGCGACAGCCGCGTCAATCCGTCTCGAAGAAGCCCTAGATTCCTTCACAATACGAGCACCCAAATTATCTATCTTCAACTTACAGTTATCCAAATGCCTAGCAAGCAAAGGATCACCATCATGAGTCAAAGTTGCTTCAGTAACCGAATCAAAAACCTTCTGGCAAGCTCCAACCATTCGGCGAGCAGAAGTCGAAGGATACTCAACAATAGGTAAACCCAAATCCATTAGAGCCTGCATAGTTCTCTGCCAGCGAAACGGGTCAAAAGCAATCTCACGAGTATTCGGATGCTTCTGAGCAAACTCAATAATGGTCTGTTCCACCTCCAAAGTATCTACACGCCAATCATCAGCATCATTCGGCTGCTTCTCCCATGCCTTCACCAACCAAACATGCGGTTTCTCATCCTTGGACTTAGGCACAGTCACAGCAACAACAGCAGTAGTATCACCATTAAACGAGCCATCAACCCCCAAAACCACATCAGCAAAATCATCAACCTCAACATCGGCTTGAAGATTGTCCCAAACACCGGCAGGCAACCAAGCATTCTGACTGCTTACCCATTGATTGCATCTCTTAGTCCGAAACTCGGCTTCAGGAGTCCTCTTGACCATAGACTCAAAATCCGCTTTGCTGTTCAAATCTCCATAACCAGGATTAGCAGCAATCCAAGTCTCTTCCAACCTATGATCTGCCTCTATCGGGGCTTCCCACCAAGCCATATAGAAAGTCGGGTCAATAATCTCACCGCGAGCAACCTTCTGGCCATACTGATAAAGCTGATAAGCAGTCGAATCCTGCCCAGTCGAATCAGACTTCACGCCACAAGTAGTAGTAGCCAACATAATCGGTTGCCTTCTCGAAGCCATAGACAACTGCATAACATCCCACATCGTTCTATCCTGCAAAGCATGAACCTCGTCAAATAAAACAGCAGACGCGTTCAAACCTTCCTTTGAGTAAGCCTCTGCACTTAGAACTCTCCAAATCGAACCCGTAGAAGGAACTTCAATAACATCCCTGTAAATGTTGCACATAGCAGCCAACTCAGGTTCACGCTCAATAATCTTCCTGGCATCACCAAAAGTAATTCTCGCCTGCTCCTTCTCAGCTGCACAAGAATAAACTTCCCCACCCTCATCCCCATCAAACAAAAACCAGAGCCCCAACCCAGTCATCAAGGCACTCTTGCCATTTTTTCTTGCAACGGAAAAAAGGGCAGTCCTATGAGCCAGCAAACCCTGTTCATCTAGAACAAACATTTCCTCAAGCAACTTCTCCTGCCAAGAACGCAAGCGAATCTGCTCACCGGCACTCCCAGCAACAGAGTCCTTAGTCAAAGTCACGAAAGTATTTATGAAATCAACAGCATCCAAACCGCGAGAACCATGCTCAAGACTGGTCGGCGTAACCCACCTCGGAGGCCAACTACTTACCTGATTCAATTACAACAACCTGTTCACGCTCTTGCTGACGCTTACGAAGTTGCTCCATCTTAGTTTCAGCCTTAATCTCCGCCAACCCCAACTTAGAACGAGCATCAACAGTCAAACCCAACAAACCAAGATTCTTCACAATCGCAGACTCAAGATCCAACAGTTGCCGATGGACATGATAATCATCAGGCTTCTCAACAAACTGTCTCTCCAACACAATCTGCCTATCCAACTGCTTACAAGTTAGCAACAACAACTCAACATCCGATTGAGGGCTAATCCAAGTCTGACCAGCATTAAACACACGATTCCACAACAACATCCCAGCCCAATCCAAAGGCTGATGCGGTTCAACCCTCCCAGCAGACAAAGAAACAGTCCCCAAAACATCAGGCAAAGGCCGCTTACCAGGATTGCCCAAAGCTCTCTTTACTTCCAAAGGTTTCGCCGGATTAGCCATGCCACAAGGCTACCAAACTTTACCCCCCAAATGCGAACAGGTGCGAAATTG